CTGTCCGGCGACGTGCGCTTCATCGTCAGCGAGGAGCCGCCGCCTAATGTCACATGGGACGGCGAGCTTCTGAAGGCGTGGACAGGTGGCGGTAAGGTCACTGCGTTTCAGGCTGGCGGGAAGGATGCCATCACCTTCAAGCCCCGCGGTAAGCTGTTCGTCGAAGTAAATCCCACGCCGCGCATGCCTGGAGACGACAAAGGATTCCAGCGTCGCTTCCGTCTTGTGCTGTGGCTTGTGGACCTGATGAAGGTCCCGGGCGGCTTTGAAGCGCCGGCCGAACTGCATGCACGGCTGATGACCGAGGCGAGTGGTATCCTGAACTGGATGATCGAAGGCTGCCTGGTGTGGTTGGGCGACCGGCGGGTGCCCAAGTCGAGCCGCGAAACCGAAGCGCTGGCGGACTTCTGGACCCAAGGAAATCCGCTCGGCGAATGGCTCATGGAAGAGTGCGATCTGAGCGACTCCAATGTTGTCACCGGTTCGACGCCGCTGTGGGAGGCCTTCAAAACGTGGATGGAGCGCAGTGAGCTCGACGAAGAGCAGCGCAAAAAATGGAACACGACCAAGTTCGGCCGCGAGCTGACCAATCGGCAGATTGTAAGGACGAAGGATGGCCGAGGGCTAGCGGTGAGGCGCGGCATCAAGCTGCGCAACGCGGATCCCTTGCTGGCAAATAATGAAGGCTTCTCGCCCAGAGGGCCAACGCAGAGGTCGGCGGAGCCGACCGGCGATTTGCAACAGCCACGTCAGCCTGAAAGCGACTGGTCTAGCCGGGCGCGCGACGGCGATTTGTTGGGCGATGACTGAGATGGTTGGCTCGCAACCAGTCGTTACGGAGGGTTACGGAGGGTTGGCTCAAACTCTCCGTAATTTGCCAAGGCGCGCGGCGGCAGGTAAAAGGTTTTGTGTGTGCTATCCTGTGCGCTGGCAAGACACGGCGGGTTGTACGGTGAGTGCGCAGACAGTTGGGAGGGGCAACCGTCCGTACCTCGACACGGCAGAAACGCAGCGATGCTGACGGCATACTGACAGTTACGGAGGGTTTAGGCGACCTCCTGTTTCCATATGCGCTTATGCGCGCATATCGTTCCTCTATGTGCACCCTCCGTACTGTCTGTACCTCTATCTCTTGTTAGATCCATTCCAATTCAGTTGTTGAAAGAAAAAGGGAAAAAGACATGACCGTGGTCACCTGGCAGGACGCAGAGGACACGCTGACCGCCGCGGTTGAGTATCTGGGCCTGATGCCCGATCGGGAGCGCGCTTTCCTCGCCGCAGGGCAGCGCTCGGCGTGGCCGGTGATCGTGCGGGACCTGCAATCGGACTATGCCGACGCGGAGGCCAGCCCCTCGCCCCAGCTGACCAGGCGCTGTGCCAACCTCGTCGAGCGGATGCTGACGGGCGAGCGGCCGCTGGCCAACGCGATCCCTGAGGGCCATCGCCCGCTGGTGGGCAAGGTGATCGTCATGAAGCGCTGGCCTGGGCCGGACGGGTTCGGGTGGGACCACGTCTACCGTCGCACCGGTGGCGAGCTGTACAACCTTGCCCGACGGTGCGTGCTGCCCACTACCAGCGACGGCATGCGCAAGGCCTATGAGCGGGCGATCGGGCGCCTCGCGGTGGCGCTCGACATGGCGTCCAATCGAGTAGCGTAGCGATTGGACAGGCGGGATGGTGCGCGACTCGTGCTCTAACCTTTGTCCAACGCGTCAAGAGTCTCAGATTTTGGACACGAAAATAAAGGGTGTCCGTTTGGACAGGTTTATGGGGTAGCCAGTGGGCACGCTGAGGTTGTTGTGACCACGGACGTGTCTCTCTCCCCTGCAGTGGGCGGTCTGTCTTCGGCTCGGCCGCCCACTGTCGTATCAGGCTGGTGATCATGGGTAAGCTCAAGTCCATGCCCCCTCGGGTGGCTGGCATGGCGCCCAGGGTGCGATCGATGCCCAAGGTGGCCGACCGCTTCTACACCTCGCCCGAGTGGGCCGAGGCGCGGCGGCTGCAGCCCAATAGGTGGTGCGCCATCTGCGGGTCCACCAAGCGCCTGATCCTCGACCACAAGGTCGAGCGGAAGGACGGCGGCGCGGACCTCGACCCGGCCAACCTCGAATGGCTGTGCCTACCGCACCACAACACGAAGACGGCCGAGGTCAAGGCGCGGCGGGCGCGCGGCGGTCGGTGACCGGCGCGAGCCGTTCAGACAACCGCCCGCGAGGGTGAACGGAGGGGGGTGGTCAAAAGTTCGGAGGGCCGACGGCCCCATGACCGCCGTCCCTGTTACTTGGAGATTTTTTTCGCGTGACGCAGAATTCTGCTGATCCTCAGGGCGTGCCGATGGTCGATGGACTGTTCGGGCCACAGCCTGCCGAGCGTGTGAAGGGGCGTGGCCGCCCTGCGCACGCCTGGGATCGGCAGAAATCCATCCGTATTTGCAACCTGTTCGCATGTGGCTGCACGGTTGAGATGGTCGCCAAGGTGATCGGTATCTCCCAGCCCACCCTGCGGAAGGTTTACTTTTCAGAGGTTGGTGCCCGCGAGATCATGGCGCTCAAGGTGAAGTCCGAGCAGCTCGCCCGGCTGACCGAAGCCGCGATCGCCGGCAGCGTCGCTGCTGAGAAGGCACTGGCGGGAATGATCCACGGCGAGCAGATCAAGGCGCTTGGAGATCAGGTCAAGGCGCGGCGGGGCACGGCTCCCGCGGCTCCTGCCAGGGTGGGCAAGAAAGAAGAGCGCCAAGCTGCGGCGCAGGGTGTCAAAGGTCGCTTCGCACCTCGCGAAGCCCCGCCATCGCTGCTGAACTAAAGGAAGGATCGCCGTGACCGAATGGACGACCGCCTGCCCAGACTGGGCGGTGCGGATCGTCGAGCGGCGCTCGCTGGTGCCGTGCCCGCCCATCTACCTCGGCGCTGCCGAAGAAGCGCTTGGGATCTTCAAGTCGCTGCAGATGACCGACCTGCCGATGCGGCGGGACGGTACATGGCCGACGATGGGCGAGGTCTGCGAGCCGTTCGTCTTCGAGCTTGTGGCGGCAATGTTCGGGTCGCAGAATCCGGCGACCGGTGAAAGCCGCGTCAAGGAAGCGATGCTGCTGATCAGCAAGAAGAACGGCAAATCGACTATCGCGGCCGGGATCATGCTGACGGCTCTGATCCTCAACTGGCGCCACGGCGCCGAGCTGCTTGTGCTCGCGCCGACGATCGAGGTAGCGGGCGCCAGCTTCGGTCCGGCGGCCAAGATGGTCCGGGCGGACAAAGAGCTGAGCGATCTGCTGCATGTGCTGGATCATCAGCGCACCATCAAGCATCGGGTCACCGAAGCCGAGTTGAAGATTGTCGCCGCCGATGCCGGCGTGGTCAGCGGCAAGAAGGCGGGCTACGTCTTGGTCGACGAGCTGTGGCAGTTTGGCAAGAAGGCTGGCGCTGAGGCCATGCTGGAAGAGGCTACCGGTGGTCAGGCGTCGCGGCCGGAAGGCTTCACGATCTACCTGACCACGCACTCGGACGAGCCGCCGACCGGCGTGTTCAAGAACAAATTGGCGTATTTCCGAGACGTGCGCGACGGAGTGGTCGACGATCCGACCTGCCTCCCGATGCTCTACGAGTGGCCGGAAAAGATGATCGAGACCGAGGCCTACCTCGATCCCGAGAACTTCTACGTCACCAACCCGAACCTGGGGAAGTCGCAGACGGTCGCGTTCATCCAGCGCAAGATCAACCAGGCGCAGGCCGGCGAAGGCGAAGAAGGCGACGCCACGATCCAGATCGTGGTCGCGAAGTACCTGAACGTCGAGATCGGCCTTCGCCTCCGGCGTGATCGGTGGGCCGGTGCAGCCCAGTGGCTTGACGCCGCCGAGGAGGCGCTGACGCTCGACGATTTGCTCGAGCGTTGTGAGGTAGCCGTGGGGGGGCTTGATGGCGGCGGACGGGACGACCTTTTCGGCGCGGCAGTGGCCGGGCGCGAGCGGGAGACGGGCATCTGGCTCGTCTGGTGCCATGCCTGGGCGTTGCGCTCGGCGCTGACCGTTCGCAAGCAGATCGCGCCGACCCTGATGGGGTTCGTGGCGGACGGCGACCTTACCCTGGTGGATACCGGGACAGAGATCGTCGAGCAGGTCGCCGCACTCATGGTCCGGGTCCGGAACTCGGGACTAATGCCCGAAACTGGCGCCGTAGGCGTTGATGCCTGGGGCATGGGAACGCTGATCGAGGCCTTAGTGTCTGCGGGCTTCGAGACATACGACGATATCGACAAAAAGGGGGGCTCGATCCTGCCGGTAAGGCAGGGGGTCGGCCTCACCGGCACGATCAAGACGGTCGAATTCAAGCTTGGCGACAAGCAGCTCCGGCACGACGGTTCAAAGATGATGGCCTGGTGCGTCTCGAACGCCCGCGCCGAACTCAGAGGAAGCAACTTGTACATCAGCAAGCAGATGGCGGGCGCGGGGAAGATCGACCCGCTTATCGCCCTGCTCAATGCCGTACAGATGCTGGAGCGCGGCCCCGTCGCGGCCAACGACAATGACCGCTCGGTCTATGAAGACCGCGAGGTCATGATCCTGTGACCGGCGGGTATCGCCTTTCCAGCCAAGCCGCCGCGCGTGAGAGGCAGTGGGGCAATGGCCCGTCGGCGATGCCCGTCGGCGGCGGGCAGTCCGGGCCGGCACCGCAGGCATATTCGAGCCTCGATCTGGCGGCAGAGGGCCTGCCCGAATTCATGCGGGGCGGGTTTGCCAACGGCGCAGGTCGGGCAGTGACCGAGAAATCGGCGCTGTCGAATGCGACTTTCTTCCGTGCGGTCAACCTGATCGCCTCGACCATCGGCATGCTCCCGCTCAACCTGCACCGGCGAGCGGGCGACAAAATCGAAAAGGCGGATAATCACCCGCTCTGGCGGCTGCTGCGGATCAAACCGAACAGCTGGCAAACGCCGTATCAGTTCAAGAGCTACATGCAGGGACGCGCCCTGCTTCGCGGTAACGCCTACGCCTACAAGGTTCCGGGCGTCCGCGGCGTCCAGGCGCTCGCCCCGCTTGACCCGCTCAGAGTGCAGCCGATCCTGGGCGATGCGGACTTCACGCTCGCATACAAGTACCAGCCTAAGTCGGGACAGCAGCGCGTTTTCAAGGCTGACGAGATCTTTCACTTGCGCGCCCCGTGGTCGAGCGACGGAATCTGCGGCGACGGCCTGCTCAAAGTCGCAGCCGAGGCGCTCGGTCTCGCGGAAGTGACCGATCAGGCCGCCGCGCGGCTGTTGCGCAACGGCGCGTACCTTGGTGGCGTGCTCGAGCATCCGAAAGCGCTCTCGCCGCAGGCGGCATTGAACCTTCGGGCGCAGTTTGAAGAGCGCTTCGTCGGCCCGGACAACGCCGGAAAATGGGTCGTCGCCGAGGAAGGCATGAAGGTGGCGCCATTCGGCGCGACCGGTAAGGACGCCGAGGGCCTCGCCCAGCGCAAGCACCAAGCCGAGGAAGTGAGCCGCTACACGGGCGTGCCCCGCCCCCTGCTGATGTTCGACGAGACCAGCTGGGGTAGCGGCATTGAGCAGCTCGGGCTCTTCCTCGTCACGTACTGCCTGCTGCCCTGGTTCAATGCCTGGGAAGAGACGATCGCGGATTCGCTCCTGAAGGATAGCGAGCGCACTTCGTACTACGCCAAGTTCAACGAGGCCGCGCTCCTGCGTGGCTCGCTTAAGGATCAGGCCAACTTCTTCGCGAAAGCGCTCGGCGGTCCCGGCGCCGGCGGCTTCATGGTGCCCAACGAAGCGCGCGAGAAAATGGATATGAACCCCGAGGACTGGGGCAACACACCCGCATGGACGCAAGGATCCGCCGATGAATGATCAGCCCCAAAAGCCCGCTCCGCCGGCCCGTCCGGCTGCGGTGACGAACATCAACGGTCGCCCGGTTCCGGGCACTCGGCCTGCTGCCCCGGCGCCCGGCCGTCCCCGGTCAATTATCGGAGGCGTGCAGGCACGCAATCGGCCCAACGCGCTGCCGGTCCCCGCCGATAGGCGTGTGTCCGCGTTCTCGCCTTTGCCCGTCATGGAGCGCTGGGGCGAGGACGCCGCAGGCATTCGCCCGGCCGCGCTCGAAAGCGGCGACGCGGTCATCACCATGTTCGACGTCATCGGCGAAGACTGGTGGAGCGGGGGCGGGGTGACCGCGAAAAAGGTGGCAGCGCAGCTGCGCGCCATCGGCGATCGCGCGGTGGAAGTACAGATCAACTCGGGCGGAGGCGACATGTTCGAGGGCCTCGCGATCTACAACGTCCTGCGCGAGCACCCGCAGCCGATCACGATGAAGATCATGGGCATGGCGGCCTCGGCCGCCTCGGTGATCGCGATGGCCGGCGACACCGTGCAGATCGGCGCCGCCTCGTTCCTCATGATCCATAATTGCTGGGTCGTCGCCGCCGGCAACCAGAACGACTTTCGCGAAGTGGCCGAGTTCCTCGCGCCGTTCGATCACGCGATGGCAGACGTTTACGCCGCCCGCAGCGGACAGGCATCGGCCGAATGTGCGAAGTGGATGGCGGACGAAACCTGGCTTTCGGGCTCGATGGCCATCGACCGCGGCTTCGCCGACGAGCTGCTTCCGGCCGACCAGATGCGAGTCGACGAAAACGCCAAGTCCGCCGACGTCGAAGCCAACGAAGTTAGGGCGATGGAACTGACCCTCGTCAACAGCGGCATGACGCGCGCCCAGGCGCGCGCCCGCATCAAGAGCCTCAAGGGTACGCCTGGCGCTGCCCCTGACACCGCCGACACGCCTGGCGCTGGCGGCAATGACCCCGAGCTGGTCGCTGCGATGCAGTCCCTGCTCGACGACTTCCGCAAGTAAACAGGAGCCTTTATGCGCTATCATCCGAAGATCGCCCTCGCGGCGATGGCGACCCTGCTCGCCCATCCGTTCCGTGGGCTTCGCGAATCGAAGCCCCTTCTCACGCTGACCCCGCCGACCATTCCGGAAATGCCACGCGCTCTCCTCGGCGCCACGATCCGCGCCGATGTCTCGGGCGATCCGAAGGCAATGATCGCCGCCCTGCAGACCGCCCACAACGAATTCAAGACGACGATGGAGTCGAACGTCGGCGCCAAGGCGGACAGCGCGGAAGTCAACGCCAAGCTCGACGCCATCAACACCACCATGAACGCGCTCGAGGTCGCTCTGAACGATCAGGCGACGCGGCTCGCGGCCTCCAACATCAATGGTGGTCTCGGCGCGCAGCCTGTCGATCCGGAATACAGCAGCACCTTTGCATCGTTCATGCGAAGCGGCAGCCGCGACGACGAAGCGAAGCTGACGGCGCAGCAGAAGCAAGGGCCCCGTGCAGCCATGTCGGAAGGCGTGCCGGCGGACGGCGGCCTGCTGACCCCGGTCGAATGGG